AGCACCTTCGTCAATTAAATTCTTGACGATTTTGCCGTAAGGTGTATCCATGATCTTAGCCTCACCGATAAAATTTCTTCCTTCGGATTTTAAACTAGTAATCATATGTGAAACTCTTTCGAGGTTCACGGTCGGTCCGTCAGGATGTCCTAACTCACCGAAAGCTCTTTTCTTTTCTACAAATTCTTTATTGTATCTACCTACTTCTTTAGATAGTACATCTACTGGATAAATTCTACCATTACGATTTTTAATGTCACCTTGTAGAAAGATACCACGAATTTTATAATCTTTGCCTGAACCGTTTTGTTTCGCTTCGGTTAAAACTTCGATATCTTCGATAGTTTCTGTAATCAGTTTCATTTATCTTACCTCTACTATGATAGTATAACTATCACCGTTATTAAAATTTCTTGTACTAAACAGTACATCGCCTGCCGGCGATTCACTTGCAACTAATGTAGCATTATTTGCAATCTCATTACCATCAGTTCTTAAATCCCAGACACCTTGTCCAGTTAAAACAACTGCTGTTGAGTTTGCACTTGTAGCACCGCTACCTGCCCATAATATTTCTACAGCACCTTTTGGGTCCTGTGTATTGATAGACCAGTTCAACTTAGATATTTTCTTTGTTGCATCCTCGGTCATATAAGTTAATGCCGAAGAGTCCATCTTTTTTACTAAAGTCTCTCCACTACCATCTGACAAATTGGTAAACTTCATCGAGGTCTTTTGACCACTTACATCAGCTATAGTTTGACTAGTTACCGTGTCAGCCATTATATTACTCTTTAGATTCTAATTCTGCAATAACAAGTTCTAACTCTTCTTTTTTAGCTCTTAGTTTTGCTAAATCTTCTCCGTCAATTTTACCGTTATCGTTTTTATCCATTTTTTTTTGTGCTGGCGATAATTCTTCTTTCTTATCGTCATTTTTTTTGTCGCCGTCTTTTTTAGCGATTGCTTTCTGCAATCCTGCAGGAAGTTTTTTCTGAGCGTCTGTTAATTCATTTAAAGTTTCACCTTTAAGTACTGAAGCAGCAGACTCAGCTAAACTTCTTGAAATATTTTTATATTCACTATTCATTTGTTATCCCCTTATGCTGTGAAGTTTTTATCTTTTCTTAGTTCTAATATAATATAACCTGTTGCCGAAGCACCAACTGTTTCTAAATCACCTGATGTTGCTGTTGTGTTTGTGGCGTCATTAGCAATAGCAGGTCCTGCATATGTGCCTGTACCTGTTAATCTGATTGCTGTTGTATCAGCTGACGCACCTTTAAATTCTATTAATACTGAACCAGCAAGGGCGTGATGTATTTTTACAATACTTAATTTTGCGCCGTTAGCGTGTCCTGATAAAGCACTTGCGTCAAGAGCAGCCGAAGTTGCACTATCTGCCGAGTGATCTAAACGAATAACGACTAAGCCGCCAGCAGAACCAGCACCCGTAGGTATATTGTCGTCTCTTAATGTTTTTGTTGCGAATGCCATAATTCTCTCCTGTTAACTATTTATACTATCTAAGAGTTTCTTTATCCAAATAAGCCATGATACTAGAAACTTTTACGCCGTATTTCTTTGCGATCTTAGGAATTAGTGTATCCATTTGATCTAATTTGTCAGCAGATTTAAACAATTCATCTACTGCTTTCTTCATTTTTGGGGATAACGCCTTATAAATCTTAGACGATTCCCCAATTAAATCTTTTTTGTATTCACTAAACCGTTTCATCTGGTAGTATATCAGCACTAGGCTCTGCAACTTCAGGTTTAGGATCACTAGGTACATCATCGGTTACATCTTCAGGTACTTCTTGTTCTGGTTGTGGTTCATTTAACCAAGCAGCAGCAACATCTTGTCTTGAAGTATCTAGAGCTGCAGATATTTTACCTGCAAGTCCATCTTTAAACGATTTTTCAGCGCCTATATTATCTCCGTTAGATAGAGAATCTATCATATCTTTAACATGGTTTATTTCAGGATTATTATCCTGTGTTTGTTCCTCACTCATCATTTTCTCCTTCTATGTCAGGTACTTCTAAGTCGTCAATTGGATCAGAAATGATACCACCTTGAACTTCACTAGCAATCTGACGGTTAATATCTTCAATTTCTTCGTCTGTCTGTCTTAACACATTCTTTCTTAAATACTCTACTGAAAAATATTTACCAACATAAGGTGTAACCTCATTCGCAAGCATTAATCTTTCTCTTAGTATCTCGGCATTTTTTAATTCTGCAAAGTGTCCATCTTGTAAGAAATCGTATTGCATATGGGATTTAATAGCATCCCAATCTTCTATTGTGATTATACCTTTTAAGACTAATTGTGTTTTCAATAAGTCGTGGAATAATCCAGTAAATCGTTTTCTTAATCTTTGTACAAATTTAGAAAACTTTACTTCGTCTCTTGTAATCTCAGCAGTTTTACCAATACTGAAACCTTGATCCTGTTCTAGTCTTGAAACTGGAACATGGAGTGATTTATATACTCTCTTCTGGAAATATTGAACATCATTAATCTCACCAAGATTTTGTCCACCAGGTAGAGTAGATATTTCTGTACCTCTACCGCCTTCTCTCCTAGGCAGCCAGAAGTCCTCGAGCATAGACATATGTTTTCTGTCATCTCGCATTTCTCCTGTCGAGGCGTCATAGACAAGTTTATTTCTATATCTTGCCATGACATCTTTTAGATATTGTTCTGCCTTAACTTTAGGCAAATTACCAACATCAATATAAAATATTCTTCTTTCAGGTGCCCTTACGATACGATAAATTACTACCGCATCCTCAATCATTCTTAACTGATTGACAGGTTTGATTGCCTTATGTAGATAACTTAATACTACATTTTTATTCTGGTCAATTACACCAGAAGTACAGTATGATATAGCGTCTGGTGCTATCTTCACACCCATATTAGAGTTAGGTGAAGTCATACCTTTTTCGTTATAGACATACCACTCTTCTACAGCTGTTGTCATTTCAACACCTTTTGTAGATTTTTTCTTTTGTATCTCTCTAACTTTACGAATCTTTCTAGGGTCAATGTATCTTAATTCTGTAAGCCCTAACCTAGGTTGTTCTGGGTTAATTACTTTATGATAATAAACTCTTCCGTCTATGTACCATCTTTTAAAAATATCGTGACCTTTTTCATCAAACATTAATAGTTTAAGAATTTCGTCAAACTCATCTCTAATTTTATTTTTAATTTTACTTGATAATTGTAGATTATCCATAGATAAAGAAACCGCTTGATCTCTTTCATCTGCCACTATTGCTTCATTTACTATATCATCAATAGCAGTATCAACTTCAGGATAGATTGCAATTTCTCTATATCGTCTGATTAGTTCTTCTTCGTTCTTTGCACCACCCTCCATATCGAGGTATGATCCAAAGTAACCACCAGCCGATACGGTAGTAGTGCCATCATCAGCTGTAGGGACGGTGAAACTTTGTGGAGTTCCACCATCCTTAGCCTTTTGATTAGCTCGTGTTATTTGAAAACCAAATAATTCAGCCATTTGTATTCCTTTTCATAATTAAGTTCTACTTATATTTATACGATAAATTAAGTAGTAGTATCAGTCTCAAAGTATTGATATCTGAATGTACACTGGAATTCTTCCACAGCATTATTCGTATCATAAGCGACATCTATTGCCGATAAACTAGTCGGAAACATTCCTCGGAATGTATAGGACTTTAGTTTAGACCCATTTCTATCTAATTGATCTATAAAAGCGTCAACTTGATAATCAACTGGGTTAGATAAGCCTTCGTTATCACTCATATTATTCATACCATTCAACCATCTTTCTAAACCATTTCTGATTAAGAAGTCTGTATCGTTTAGTATGGTTATAGTCCAAGGTTCAAATTCTCTCTCACCTGAAATATACAGATTTCTTCCTCTGAAAGGTACTGCAACTTCTCCCACGGTAGAACCGGGAAGTTGAGCAGCCTTACATAAGAAAGCCATTTGTTGTGTTTCAC